GAAGAACAAAAGGCTGACAAGGGAGAGCAGGCTATCAATGAGTGAGAAGGGTAAGTTTGTGCATTGGCTATTAAGGCCATTGCTAACGTCGACGTTCCTTGAATATTGCATAGGGTTCATTACAGGATACTTGTCCTGTATGATAATGAAACGCTTGTAGCGCTAGTTAACTAGGGAGTTGATACCAAATGGCAGAGCAAAAAACTAAAACTAAAAAGGAGACAGTAAAAACTGCTGCCAAACCAGTTGTTGCAAAAAATGCAACAGTTGCAAAAAATGCAACAGTTGTTAAAAATAAGCCAAAGAAGCCAAAGATTAAGGCAAGCGATTTGCCTACAATTGATATGGTGAAGCAGGAGTTGGGGAGAAGAAGCGACGAATATTTCTGCCGTTACTTTGTCAAGATTGTAAACAAACTTGGCGAACAGGTTCCCTTCATCTTTAACCCTGTTCAAAAACAAGTTGACGATAAAATAAAAGAGCTTGAGGATCAAGGAAAGCCAGCTCGAATAATTATCTTAAAAGCTAGGCAGGAAGGAATAAGTACATACAGCCAAGCTAAATTCCTTACCAGAACAATAAAGAATAAAAACAGAAACACATTAGTAGTTGCTCATCGTGATGATTCAACCTCTTCTATCTTTGAAAAGTCCAAATACATCTACAAGTTTTTGCCTGATAACATTAAGCCATTACAGCAAGCCTCCAACGCCAGAGAGCTTATCTTTGATAAGCCTCCGCATTATAAAGGCAAACAGGAAGGGCTAAACTCTAAGATTAGAATACAGACAGCAGGGAAAGAGGGTATTGGGCGTTCTGATACCTATTATTATGTTCACCTTTCTGAGTTCGCATTTTATGAAGGGGCAAGCCCAAAGAAACAGTTATCTGGTATTCTTCAATCTGTGCCGAAGGTAGCAGGAACAATCGTTATAATCGAGAGCACAGCCAATGGCATGAATGAATTCAAGGAGTTGTGGGATGCTGCCGAAGCTGGCGAAAATGATTTTGTTCCAATGTTCTTCGCATGGCATGACTATCCAGAGTATCAAATGCCTACTACGGAGTTAGAAGATGAAGCGTGGGAGGTATACATGAATCATGTCAAAGCTAAAGGAGTATGACTATGATTTTTTCTTTGAGCAATATTTCACGCTTAATAAAAGCACGAATGATATTGCTAGGGAATTAAATGTTTCTGGATGTTCCGTTGTACGCAAAATGAGGAAACTAGGGATTGAGTTAGGAAACGTCAGGGTAAAATGTTCTGTATGTGGGAAAGAATTAATCAGAAAGAAAAGCCAAGTATTCGGTAAAAGAAAATTAAGCCATTTTTACTGTTCCAAAAAATGTGAATCAATAGATAAATCTATTATGTTTTCCGGAGAAAGCAATCCGTTTTATGGGATGAAGCACAATGAAAGAACAAAGAAAATAATATCAAAGACTAATTCCAATAAGAAGATGCCGTTATCGGTTAGGGCTAAAATATCGAGAAAACTTTCCGGAAAGAATAGTCCTAATTGGAAAAACGGTGCTTCTGAACGCAATAAGAAAGATAGACTAAAATTAGAATATAGGAATTGGAGAACAATTGTATTTGAAAGAGACGATTATACGTGTAGGAAGTGCCATGTTCGAGGGGGATACCTACACGTTCATCATTTGAAGAATTATTCCGACCATGAAGCGTTAAGGATTATTCCAACGAATGGAATTACCCTATGTAAAGAGTGCCATAACGAATTTCACGAAATATATTCAAGAAAGAACAATACAGTTCAACAAATTCTTGAATTTTTAGGGGGTGATGATTCTCTTGGACATCATAGAGGCTTCCGAAATACTAAACCTAAACGATTACGAGAAAAATTTAATAAAGTTATATAATGTCAATTTCAACCAGATAAAGTGGTACAGATGGATATTGAAAAACGATTGCAACGGAGACCGTGACATGATGAAGCAAGAGAATCCCTAGCTACCCTAAAGAAGCTTTCCTCTCCACAGGCCGACCCGTCTTTGATAATGAACAGATTGAGATTCGTATTGAAGAACTTAAAAAAGAGTACAAGAAACACCCTCCGAAAGTTGGGCGTTTTTCTTTTGAATGGGTACAGGCAGACATTCAAGATCAAGTTAAGCCAGGTTCCGTTGCATGGATAGACGATCCAAACGGGTCTGTTACCATTTATGAGGACGTCAAAAAGGATTATCCATATGTTGTAGGAGGAGATACGGCCGGAGAAGGGCATGATGCCTTTACTGCTACTGTAATTAATAATGTCACAGGCAAAAGGGTTGCGTCGGTCCGAATGGATATTTCAAATTCCAAGCCTTATACACATCAGATATATTGCTTAGGAAAATATTTTAATGATGCGCTAATAGGAATTGAGGTTAACTATAACAGCGGGCCTATCGAAGAACTTGAGAGGCTTAGATACCCAAGACAATACATGAGACAGCACTACGATAGTATCAGCAAAGAGATTCAGAAAAAGTTTGGTTGGAAAACAGATGGGAACACTAGACCGCTAATCATCGACAAAGAGATCGGCCTTATAGAAAACAATATCGAGTTATTCAGCGACATAACAATGCTCGGCGAATGTTTAACATTCGTATATGACAAAAATAACAGGCCAGACGCTATGCCGGGCAAGCATGACGATGTTCTTTTTAGTGACATGATTGCTAACGAGATAAGGCCACAGCAAAGGTTCACAATATATGAAGAAAGAAGGGTTGATTATTCTAAGTTATCTGAGGACATTTTGGAAGACCTTCAAAACGCCTCAAGAGAAATGAAAGAATATATTTTGAAAAAGGTAGGTGCGGTACAGTAAAAATGGATATGTTCAGTTCGATATAAAGAATTAAGAGCATCCTTCGGGGTGCTTTTTCTTATGCCAATTTAGGGTGGTGATGATTTGCTTGATAAATTTAAAAATCTCAGCAATAAGGTGGTGAGCAAAATAAAAGATTCTATAAAGCAGTCTAAAGATCAAAAGGATCAGAACATAAAACTAAAAGATTTTCAAGATAAGTTCTCATTGGCTTACTCGGACTCTGATTTGGCATTACGCGACGAAAGAGAAATGATTTACCTTGGAACTTCTGACGTTGACGCTAACATAAACTCAAAGAATCAGAATGGACCTCGCAAGAAAGCTAACAACGTAGTCAATCTTGTCCTTGAATTCATTGAGGCTAATGTTAACAGTACAATCCCTCAACCCTCTGTGCGGACTAAACTTCCCGGTTATGAAACACAGGCAAGCATGATCGAGGATAGTCTTACCGCAGACATAACAGAGTTAGGCATTACTGCTATCAATGATGCCAATGAACGAATCACACCGGTGCAAGGCTACTCTGCTATGCTGGTTGGTTGGAATCCTGACTTTAAACATCATCTTTACCGCGGGGAATTGACTATCGAGAGTGTTCATCCAAAACGCATTGTTACCCAGCCGGGAGTCTATGAAATTAATAAAATGGACTACCTATTTATAGTTTCCTCGGTGACTAAATCCTTTATTAAAAAGCGTTATGGCGTTGATCTCGAAGTTGAGAACGAGCAATTTCCAGAACTTAATTCTCTTGATGGTAAGAGCGGACAACCTAATAACCCTGATAAAGTAACCGAGATTACTTGTTGGTACAAGAATGACGATGGCAATATATCCAAGTTTACATGGTGCGATAACGTCGTCTTAGAGGACCTTCCCGACTTCTTTGCTCGTAGGATTAATGGGAAGATCGAGCAATACGAAACACTAGGCGAAGAAATAACCCTTGCTAGTGGCGAAGTACTACCTGTAGGTACAAAGGTTCCCTACTTCAAACCGACACGTTATCCCCTGATTATTCGTGAAAACATTCCGTTAAACTTTTCATTTGGTGGTCAGTCTGACGTTGACGTTATTCGCGATCAACAGGACGCAATGAAGAAAGTTGTATCCACCATTGAAGAAAAGATTATACGTGGTAGTGCCATAATAACCGCACTGGAAGGTCATAGGTTCAACCTATCCAACGAATTGTATTCGATAGTTAGGGGAAATCAACAAGAGTTAAATGCACTCGGCGTTAAAACATTGCAAGCCAACATTGTTAATGATCTTAACTTCGCTCAACAGCAGTATAAGTCAGCCCAAAATACACTTGGAGTCACAAATAGTTGGCAGGGAAAAGAAGATCCAACAGCAACCAGTGGTGTCGCAAAGCAAATCCAAGTTAATCAGTCAAGCGGCCGCCTACGCTCTAAAGAAGCCAATAAGTATGAAGCATTCAAAGAGCTTTACGAAACGATGTTTGAGTTTAAGTTGGCTTTTTACGATGAACTTAGGCCGTATGTAACAAAGGATCAGAACGGGCAGGACAATTACGGCAATTTCAATAAGTATGCCTTTCTAGTTCGCGATAAAGCCGGGGAACTTTATTACAATACTGACTTTATATTCTCTGCTGATGCTGGCACAGGACTTCCAAGAGACAAAATGTGGATGTTTAATCAAGCGACTGAGTTCCTGAAATACGGGGCTTACAATCCAACTCCCGCAGCTGCAATGTTCTGGACCCAAATGGTTGCCCAAAAATATCCCGGGGCGAAAACAATACTTGATAACATCAACAAACAAATGCAAGCGTCTTCTCAAAATCCTGTAGATATGCCTAAGATTTCGGTAGCATATAAGGACTTGATGCCTGATGCTCAGTCTCAGTTGTTGCAAAAGGTCGGTATTAAGTCTCAAGGCGGCGACCCTGAGCAAATGGGACAAGCTGCTCAAATACCTCAACAAGCACAGCCTCAAGAACAAATACAACCTCAACAGCAGCCAATTCAACCTCAGCAAATGCAACAACCACAGGAACAACAAGCACAACCTCAAGAAATGCCGCCACAGCCACAAGGATTGCCTACAATGGGTGAACAACCTCAAGGTGGCATAAGTAGTCAAGAACAATTCCAACAAGTCTTAGAACAGATTCTAGCCGGTATGACACCAGAGCAAAAACAATGGTTTATGCAGTTACCTGATGATCAGAAAATCCAATTCATTCAAAAAATATTACAAGGGGGTAATGGCAATGGCTAAAGCAAAAGCAGTAGCACAGAAAAAGGGGAAAGGTAAACAAGCGGGCAAGGCAATGGACTCAAACCTAATGGATACCCCAATGGGTAAAGGCAAAACTCCAACTGATGCTCCCAAAGGCAAGGGCAAGGGGAAAGGTTCTCTTAAAATCGATATTATGTTAATGAAAGCTATGCCAGGTGTGGGACCTGACGGAAAAGCCATTAAAGGAAAAGGCAAAAAGAAAGGAAAGTGCTGATAATGTTACATTTATCAACTATTCAAAAAAGAGAAAAGTTAAATGACGTTTATGCGGTTGATGAAAAAGGAAATGGCGGTGCCAACCACGACTATTTAATTAGTGCGTTAGGTTCAGCGGAATTAACTGATGAAAACAAAAGTATATCAGTGAATCCTGGAGATGTGATGGGGGAGGTACACTTTCAAAAC